TTCTTTGACTTTCTAGATTTCTTTGACTTCTTTGACTTTCGTGACTTACGTCCAGATTTCTTTGACTTTCTAGATTTCTTTGACTTCTTTGACTTTCGTGACTTACGTCCAGATTTCTTTGACTTTCTAGATTTCTTTGACTTCTTTGACTTTCGTGACTTACGTCCAGATTTCTTTGACTTTCGTGACTTACGTCCAGATTTCTTTGACTTTCTAGATTTCTTGCTCTTACGGGACTTGCGAGGGGCAGAACGCTTGCTCTTCTTGCTCTTCTTGCTCTTGCGGGATTTGCGGGGGGCAGAACGCTTGCTCTTCTTGCTCTTCTTTGGAGCCTTAGACTTCTTTGGCGAACGTCTACGTTTAGGGGCGGGCGCAGATGATTCAGATGATGACGCAGCTGATTTAGCCTTCTTTTGAGACTTACGCTTAGGTTGAGAACGCTTAGTTGAACGTTTTACAGAGCGAGCTTTAGGTGAACGAGGTGATTTCTTATAACTTTTGCGACCAGCCATGTTTTGTTTATATTATTTAATAAATATTTTATTTTTTTGGAATTCAGCAAAAAATTAAACTAAAAAGATTTTGGATTAATTATACAATTTATAATTAATTTAATAAAATTTGATTTTGTAGTTGTCAATTATTGTTCTTAGATAGATTGGGAAAACTAAAATGAATTTTATTTTGAAATACCTTCAACGATGACGTTATTAGGGGGCGAAACCCCTCGTTGTTTTTCCATATTTTTAAGGTCTGCTTCTTTAATTGTAAGTAATTTAGTCATATCAATTCTTCCTTTTTCCGGTTCATTTAATCTGATTTCATGTAAAAGAATATTTTCTTGATTAGCTAATGTACTAATGTACTTTCTACATTGTCTGACATTTGTAAAAATACCTAAAATATTAGAATATTCAGTTTGAGATAATATATAGCAACGAGCCCCCATTAATATCTTATATATATTTTAAAATCAATTTATTTTCAATTTTAAACATGTTTTTCATCTTTTAATTTACATAAATAAGCTTTTGTTATAGTTTTATTAAATTGTTTTTGAAATAAAATTACACGTTCACCTAAACTTTTATCTAAATTAAACTTGAGAATCCAATCAATTTCTTCTTTATTAAATTTTTTAGGTTTTACAGTTTTTTGTTTAGAATTTAATTTCATATCTTTATATTCTTGTGAATTTAAAATATTTTGAGATAATTTTAAATCTTCGCCTAACCATAATTTACTAATAAAATTTCTATTAATATAAATATTAAAATTTTCTTTAATATAATCTGTTACTTCTTGTGTAGTTTTATATTGATTTTTCATTTTTATAATATTGATTAATTGTTCTTGATTAAGTAAATTAAATTTGTCTTCAGGTTTTATTTGTTTATGTTCTTTTTGTATCTTTTTAATTATTATATCTTCTATTGGTTTATAATCATTATCATTTAAATATTCAATCATTTGTTTATATTTTTCTTTTGTAGAAACTTTTTTACTTTTTGTTGTTAACCAGTCTTTACCAGAATCTTTTTGTTTAGGATGTAATCTTGTAACACAATACCCATCTCCGTTTTTATCAGTTGATTTAATATAATAACAATATTTAGGAATTATCATATCTATTTCTTGATTTATAAGATTTTCTTCAAATTCATTAATAAGTTTAATTTCTTCATCATTTAATCCATTTAGATCTTTTTGTAAATAATTTTTTAAATTATCATTTTTATTATAATCATATCCAGCTAATCTTAATATATCAATGTATTCTTTTTCTAATTGTTTTCCTATACTTGACAAATCACCATTCATACAATGACCTATAAATAATTCTGGTTGTAAATCAATCAAATTTATTAAATGTTTTTTAGCTAATTCAAATTTACATTTTGTGGTTAACTGTTTTGTTGAAGTTGTTTTCCAGGTATATTTTCCTTTAATTTCAACACACCATCTATCACCATGACTTCCGTTAGCTTTTATATACCAAATAAATGTTGGTATATCTTGTGGGTTAACATTACAAAATAATGGTAAGACTACATTTCTTGTTTTCTTTGATTGATTTTTATTTTGATCAGTTTGAGAAATTAATCTTAAATTTGATGTTCTATTATCACTAGTAATTCTATTAATATGGTCAATGTATAATTCTCCATTAAATTGATAATTTGTAATTAATTGATGATGCAAATAAGTATGAGATTTTAATCTACAACTAACATAACCTGTACTATGAATATAATAATTTACATTTGATAAATCTTTTAATTTTTCTTTATCAAAAATAAAAGGTTCATTTTTATCAGTATTAGAAACTATATATTCTTTATTTTTATATTTGATTATTTTATATTGATTCTTCATAGTTGTTATAATAAAATACAATTATGAACATAAATTCAATTTTTAAACGAATAAAATTATGAAAACGTTTAAATTAATTACTATATGCTAACCCACCCCGGGTATTAAGCATCCCCGCCATTTTCATAGCGAGCCGGACTATATCTTAAGATTTCATTGGTGTTGATTAAACACCTCCATCCCAACTACATTTAGTCTCTGAACCTTCACCGTAGTCTATCAAAACGACTTTAGGTGCTTGGCTGCGGATTATCCAATCCTAAACTTTATTACCATTGGGTACGGCTATTAACCGTGGTCCTTTTAAATGTTTCCAAATAAAAGTGGTAGTTTAGGCTCTAAGGACGTTCCCGTCAATTTGAAGTTGTTGCAAGTAACATAGTTACTCACTAGCCAGTTATATAGAAATCATAGTGAATTGATTTCCTGCTAATTTACACTGTTTTTCATAATAAGTAATAGCAGAACTTATTATGCAGCTGACTGTTAGGCACAGGTTAATGTAAATACATTCTTTAATGCCTGCCATGATTCTAAGAACGTTGTAGTTAACAGCGTAGACTCGGAGTTGGACCGGTGAAGTTGCAGTGGTGAGGTCTAGAAGAAGAGTGGCATTGTCAATTCGGGACATGTTGACAGTTCCAGAAGGTTGATGTTGTTCAGGGTTAAGAGCAAATGAGTACACATAGATACCGGTGGCAGGGCATCGAGTGTGATGTTGATAAGGTTGAACAACGTTAAAGTAGGTAGCATCACGAACTGAGAATCGATCTTGTCCGTTGAGTTGGAGTTTAGCAGATGCAAGACAATCATCACCAACGTATTCCTTTCCTGAGGTGTTGGCAGAGTTGGTGTAATCAGCCCATCTGTTCTTGTTAGCAGCAACGTTTGAGTTGAGTTGTAGAACCCAGACAAGTTCTTTACATGGGTGGTTAAGAGCAAGCTTTGACTTGACAGCAGAGTTGCTGTAAGATTCAGCTCCAGTGAATTGGAGTTGCTCAATTAGGTATTCGTGTTGAACTTGAGCAAATTGACGACGCTCATCGGTGTCTAGATAGACGTAGTCAATGTAGAGAGAAGCATTGGAGATGCTTGGGACTCCAGATGATGGAGCACTACCAGTGGAGGTAATGTAACATTCAGATGCAGCACGGAAAGAGATGTTGAACTTGACTTCGTGATATTGTAGAGCAATAAGCGGAAGAGCAAGACCAGGGTTTCTACAAAACCAGAACTGGAAAGGAATGTAAAGAGTGGTGGCAGGAATAGCGGCAGCAGGGGTAGTGAGAGCAACAGTGGAACCAATCATAACGTTATAACCATCCTCCTTTTCAGCAGTTTGGGTAAGTTCGTTCCAGATATTGAGCCAGTCACCGTAGTGACGGTCAATTTCTTGTCCACCGATTTCAATGTTAACATAGTCAACTAAAACGTGCCCAATGTTACGAGTCCATGAGGCAGTTCCTGATGCCATAGTCATAGCTGGGAGATCAACTTGAAGGTAGACCTTGTGAATAAGATCACCGTTTCGGGAAACAGTGCAAGAAACTTTACGTCCGAAGTCAACAGTTCCATTAAAGGTCTGTTCAATAGCTTCGAGAGCAAAGTTAGTGTGACGTCTATAGACGACTTTGAAAACGTTTACACCCTACCTTTCGGTATATTTATCAGGATTTAACCTGGGGACTAGACTATATCTTAAGCAAATTTAAACTATGTTTAAATTCACCCATTACCATTTAGTCGTTGAACTGCATTCATATTATAAGAATTTAAATATTCTAATGACATATTGTATTTTTCTTCATCTGTAAATTTCTTAGATGTAAAATATTTGGTCTTTAAATCTTTTATCAAAATCTCTTGTTGTTTAACCAATATATTTTTTACCAGAAGGTGAAGTTAGACAATATATTACTCCCATTAAAATTAAATGGGGGTTTAAATATTCATTTTTTATAACTTAGAACTTGGCTGCGGATTGCCCATTTAAATCTAAACTATGTTTAAATTTTATCTTAAAAATTATTACCATACCCAAGTTCTATTCTTGGCCATTAATATTTTTCAATATTAACTTGGTATTTTAAGCTTTAGGGGTTTCCCGCAATTTGATAATGTCGCAAATCTAAAATTAGATTCACTAGTAGCTGAATTATTAGTCAAGGGATAAAACTGGCAAGGTTCAATGACTAATATAGGAATTACAACAGATTTTTATATAACATATCCTAATAGTTATATCTGACTACTTTTCTACTCAATTTTTTTAAGTAATTTGTGGGTTACCTGTACATTACCCAAATACCTTATTTTTCAATAAGGAGTAGACTATATCTTATGAAGAATTGTTAATTTTTAGATTAGCAAAATCTATAGTTAATAAATCTCCCGAAAACCATTTAGTCGTTGAACCTTCTTCTTTAAATTTTTCTAATTTTATTATTATATTTTCTATTTGATTTATATCAATTTCTTTTTTAGATGAATTGTATTTTACTGTAACTGGCATCATATTTGACCAGTTCCAACATTTTAATTTTTCATCACCAATTGTTAAATCAAATTTACAAACAGGTAAGATGTGGTCAATTGACCAATATGAACCGTAATTATCCCAGTTCATATCTTTTGTAAAATTATATTCAAACCATTCTCTTAAATATTGAATATTACAACCGATATAATTCATTGTTGAATCATTTTTAATTAAAACAGTTCTTAAACGTGCAGCTAATGATTTTTTTAATCTATAATTAATATTAGATTTTTTTTCATTTCTACACCATTCATTTTTCTGTTCAGTTAAAAACTTTGGATAACAAGTTAAACAAATCTTATTTTTATAAAATTTTTTAAGTTTAGCAAAATCTTTCAATGCTTTTTCTTCTTTGCATTTTTCACATTTTACCATAACTATTTCTATTTTCTTTTGTCTAAGATTTTTTTTTCTTATTTTATCCCTTTCATTTAAACATTGTTTACATGTTTTCGCATATGAATTTTCTCTATCATTGTACTTTCTATATTCATTAAGAGGTTTTATAACTTTACAATCAGTACATTCTTTTTGTTCCATTTGTATTTATAAAAATATTTTAAAATTATTCAATTTTTAAAGAAGCTTGGCTGCTGATTGTCCATTTCAATCTAACAAATTAGATTTCATCTTATTCATTTTTACTATACCCAAGTTTTATCTTGGCCATATTTATATCACTATAAATACTTAGTAGAATAAGCTTTAGAAGTTTCCAGCAATTTGATTTCCTCACCAGGGGTTTTCAAATTAATTCAATTAATTTCCCTGATTAACATCAATGGGATTTCATCATGAAATCTCCATAAAGGGTTTTATGAATATCTTATTTTTTCAATATTCCCCGACATTTTTCTACCCTACAGATTTTTAAGGTAAATATCTTGCCTCTGGTATTTTCATACCATTAGCCCTAATATCTCTATTAGGAGTAGAGTACACCTTAAGAATTTTCAGATATGGCTAATATCATCATTAAATCCCAACTTCCGTCTACTCGTTGAACCTTCATCTTATATCTACCTAAACTGAATTCAAATATTCTATTGCCAATTGTAATTTATCTTCCATAGAAGCATATTTACTTACAAATGACTTTTCTTTTAAATTTGGATGATGACTTATTCTATATCCTTCTTTACCAGATGAATCTTTATAATAACGAAGATATTTAGGTAATTCTGAATCTTCAGGTCTTTGTCTTGGACGTTTATCCAAAACTTTACCTAAATTTTTACCTATCATACTTTCTCTTCGTAATTCTTTTGTTTCATCTGATTGTCTTGATGTTGTTTTACCTGAAGTTAAATTATAACCATTTGGTGTCATTGTGTTAAATTGTTCAATATAAAGATTTTCATTATAATCTAAATCTTTTATATCACATTTCATTATTAATTCAATAGTAAAATTTTCAGGATTGTATTTACGAATAGCATTATTTAATAATCTACAATGGTCTTTACCATTTGTAGCATCTCTAATATGCTGTTTCCATCTACTTAAATATCCCCATTTTTTACCACTTGATAATAATTTAACACATTGACCAACATATTTTTTATTCGAAGGACTAGTTAAACAATAAATTTCACCTATTTCCATTTAAAATTATTAATAAAATATTTTTATTCAATTTTTTACAATAGAAGATGCTTGGCTGCGGATTGTCTAATCTTTAACGTTTTTACTATGCCTCAGGTCATTACCCTTTGGTATTAATAATATCACTATCATTAAGTAGTAGTTAAAGTTACAGCATAAATCACAAAGTGATTTTACGATGGGATACAACGTATCCTAAAGAGGTTCCCGCAATTTGAAAGTTTCGCAAAAAACGTTTTCAAAAAGTTTTTCACTAGCAAGTTATATAATAAAAAATTATTACCGATAATTCTTTATTCGTATATTTATACTGTTTATCTAATATGGTATTATACGAGCCATATTAGCAGCTTACTATTTGAGCCCAGATATTTAAGCTCCATACGCGACGAGTTGCATTAAACCACCAGCCATTTTGTTTTTTATAATATATAAAAAGAAAATAAATTTTCGAATTAAACTTAATTAAAAATTAAATAAAAAATGTTTTAATTAATAAAATAAATATTGAACTTCAATATTATCTAACATTTCCTTATATAAATTTTCATTTAGAATGTTAATTAATTTTTCTTGTTTTTTAAAATTTTTATTGTCTGGATTATAACGAATAAATTTACAAGGTAGTCCCAATCCAATACTTATATTGTTCATTCTAATAATTTCACATTCTTTATCATAACTATCATGAGCATCTTCATCAATTTCTAATACTATAAAATAAGTATCACAATCAAATAAGAAATCCGGTCTATATTTAAAACAACAATCATTTATTATTTTTTTATCATGAATAAAATTAAAATTATTTTCAATTAATAAATTTTTTACATCTTCTTCTTTTGTTTTCTTTCTTTTAGTTTTATTAGGATGAACATAAAAAATTATTTTTCTTTGTTACATAAAATAATTTACAACTTTTACATTTTTTGCTTTCATTAATTTTATCTTTATTTCTCTATATTTTTTATAATATTCCATCATTTTTTCTTTATTTTCTTCATAATAATTTTTAAATTTTTCTTTATTATTTTCATAGAATTCCTTTCTTTTTGCAATTATATCATCTTTATTAACTTCTCTATATATTTTTTGATATTCTTTTTGTGTATTTGAAATTTGTTCTTTATTAATTTCATAATATTCTTTTCTATCTTCCATTATTTTATCTTTATTTTCCTTATAATATTCTTTTCTTTTATCCGATATAGTTTCTTTGTTCTTTTCATAATATTCTTTTTTATTCTCTTTTATTTTTTCATAATGTATTTTACTTTTTCTAATACTTTATCTTTATTCTTATAATAGTATTTTAAAGCATTTGATATTTCTTTATCTTCCATATAATTATATTAGAATTTCAAAATTTTTCAATTTATTTTTCAAGTAGTGATGTAAAACTTACAGGATTATATTTATAATTTTTTAAGATTTTCATTGTATTTTGATTATAAACCACAAAATATTTTCCACAATCCGAACGTCTATAAGCTGGTGAATCATATCTTTGTGGAACTTCTGTTTGATAACGTCTTACTGTTTCTTGAGCATCATCTTCAGTTTTACATAACTTAGACATATTAGATTTATGTACTAAATCAAATGCTTCATCAGCATCAAACCCAAAACTGGCACAAGCACCGAGAACTACATAAAGACTATCTGCTAACGCATCAATAACCTCTGTCATATCTTTTTGTTTAATCGCTTGTTTTAATTCATCTACTTCTTCTTCAATAAGGTCAAGTCTATATTGAACTAATTTAGGATCTTTATCAAAGATTTCATGTTGAACTGATGTATTTGATTTAACACCAAACGCTTTATTAAATTCTAATACTTTTTGAAAATTTGATGACATATTTTTATTATTTTTAATAAAAATATAAAATTCAATTTATTTTTGTATACTTTTGTATTTTTTCAAATAACCTTAATTAATTTAAAAATAAATAAAAATGTTTTTATTTAATCAAATAAATATTCAACTTCGATATCATATAACATTTCCTTATACAAATTTTCATTTAGAATTTTGATTAATTTGTACTTCTTCTTCAATAAGGTCAAGTCTATATTGAACTAATTTAGGATCTTTATCAAAAATATCATATTGAACTGATTTATGTGATTTAACACCAAACGCTTTATATTAAATTAAATTAAAATAAACGTGTTAATAATATTTTTCAAACCCAATCATAATTGTTCTATCTTCTATTTTGACACTCAATTCATACCCATAACTCCTTATATATTTTTTAAGTAAAAATAAGTCATCTTCACTTAATAATATTATATTTTTATGTCCAAATAAAATCTCAACACCATGTAATGTTATTACACTTAACACATCCTTAATAAAATTATGAGGAACGTATCCCTCATTCTCAATAAAATCTACAGTAGAATCATCTAATTGTAAATCAATTGAATTAGGCGCACCAGGAGATTTGTTAAAAATTTGCTCGGCTATATCTCTAGTATTATCTTGCTCCATCTATATATTATCAAATTAAATTAATATCTAGATTATAAACGAATAACGTAACATATAAACTAACATTCATATCCATTAAATATTCCTACATAAATTATAACAATAAATTATCTATTCTAACTCCATGTACCCATAATGTCATAAATATAGCTACAATTATATCAACTGTATAATGAGAACGAGTAATACCAATTATCATAAAATGAATAATATTTAATAAAGTATAAAGCATTATATTAAAAACATTTGATTCTAAAAAGTTGTATTTAAAAAGAAGTAATGTTAAAAGTAAACCAAAGGCTGCATGACCGCTATATATTTTATCGTACCCTCCACCACCTATAGTTCTATGATAAAGTAAACTCCAAAAATCTGTTTTTTTATTTAATTTAACTTTTATTTTAGAATTTCTTGGCAATATAGTACTTATAATTGTAAACGCTCTTAATAATATTAGTATCATAAATTTAACTATAAATTCATACATAAAATCATATGAAAATTTATTTATATTTAATATAATTGGTATAATAAATACTAAAAGATACCAATTTTTACTATAATTATAATCTGAATAATCTGCAAAATTTGAATGTATTATATCCCATATTTTTGACTTGTTCTTACTATTCTTACTATTCTTACTATTCTTACTATTCTTACTATTCTTACTATTCTTACTATTCTTACTATTCTTACTATTCTTACTATTCTTACTATAATACGCTGTTCCGGTTTTATATACAAATTCCATAGCTTTTATATGACATATAACAATAACAGTGGTAATTATTGCAAATGTACTATAATCTATTTCCATATTTATATAATATAGCTAAAAAAATAATCAAGCAAAAACTTACTTATTTCTTATTTAATAACCATTTCATAAAATTGTTATCTACAGAAATTTTAGTAATTAATGAACTTGCTTTATTGATTTTATCCCATGAATTAACAAACTTTGGAAATTCTTTTGGATAACTATGAATGTATTCGTCACCATCTTCTATTACCCATGAATCTGTATTTACAGGTTCTTTACCCTTATCTTTCTTATCCATATTTAATGATTGCTTCATAACATTCTCTTTCATTAATTCATTTGTCTGATATACATTCTCTTTACAGTTAATTAAGCGCTGCTCAACAATACTATTATCGATGACTAGATCCTTTTCAGGTATATCTTTATCTATAAATTCAATTAACTCTTCTGTCGATATTCTAAAAGATGGATTAATAGTCAACAATCTTTTTAATAAACTCTTGATTCTAGAATCGATTGTTTTTTTTTTATCTATATTTTTATGTAAATCTATTTGAGTAGTTGCTTTTGAAAAAAATGCCTTTAAATCATGAATATCATATATATCTGAAAATGGCAATATATTAAATATTAATTCGTATAAACATATACCATAACTCCACAAATCAACTTTTTTATCATAAAATTTTACATGATTTAAAATAACTTTATCCGAAATTAATTGTTCAAATTCTTCTATATTTAAAATCATTTCAGGAGCCATATAATATGGTGTACCGCATAATTTATAATACTTTCTTTTTAACGCACTTGTACTAAAATCAAAATCACTTATACTTAAACTATCATTTAACTTGCAATCTAAATCAAAACATGCAAATCCAAAATCACTTAATTTAAATAAGAACTGATTATCCTTATCTTTTTTTACTAAAAAATTATGCAACTTTATATCTCTATGTATTATATTTAAACTATGAACATAAGAAATCGCATTTACAGTATCCTTTAAAAATTGTCTAATAAAAGACCCTTCGAAACCATTAAACGTATTTCTTAATCTAAAATCATTTAGTTTGTAATCTTTTAAAATATTATACAAATCACCATATTGACAATATTCCATTTTAATATAATATATCTGGTCTTTAGTATCATATGAAAAATACTTTATAATATTATTATGATTCAATTTATTCAAGACCTCTATTTCACTATCTATTAAATCTCTCAATCTCTTATAATAATATTCTTCTTCTGAATCCAATTGTTGTAATAATACTTTATTGGTAGTATTATAAGGAGTTATACTCACACTTTTAATTCCAGATGCATCTGTTTCTGTATCATGTTTCAATAAATGTTTCGTGTTACGCATCTCTAATCTAGATTTTTTAACATACTTCTTTACTAAACTATCCAAGTTTATCTCCTTTATAATGAATAAATCTTCTTCATCTTCATCTTTATCATCGTATATACCACTTAACATCAATAAACTAGAATTCAACCTTTTTCTTCTGCATAAATGTACATTTGAAAAAGACCCTTTTCCAATTTGATTAATAACATTATAGTCGTTCATACTCTATTATAACTAAATAAAAAAGTTTTTTTAACTTGTATTGTTTTTAGAATTGAAAAAATTAGTTACACTCTTATATCCAATCTCTATTAATTTATGTTTTTCAGAAGCAGTTAATGAAAAATTAACACTTTGTGTAATATCTTCTGTATGTATATATACAGTACAATTCTTAAACTCTTCAGTTCTTGTTGTATGTTTCTCTTTTTGTACCATATAACAACTTAAAATATGATATATATAACTTTCAATATCATCTATACGCTCATCTACATCATGATTATCCATCTCTCCGTGATTTATTAACTTGAAGCCCAAAAAATTACTTAAATCACTACCAAACACTTCTATAGGATAATTATCAATCAATCCGCCATCTACATGAATATCACCCTCAAATTCGTTTATAGTAAATAAAAACGGCACACTTATTGACATTCTTATAGCATCTAATACCTTTACATCAGGTGTCTCTAAATAATTAAACTTTTTATAACAATACTTGTTCAAATTTGTAGCCATAATTTGAAAATCTACACTATTTAAATCATACAACTCCTTCAATGTTATACTCGGATTAACTCCCTTTTTAATCATCAAGGATTGTATCCAGGATATTAAGTTTACACCACTATCTAAACCATACTTGCTTACAAAATTCATAATTCTAATATCCTTAAGCTGCTCAAATTTTTTATTCAATACTTCTTGCAACATTTCTGTATATGTATAATTTAATAAATATATCAAACTAAAAATAGTACCAACCGACACAGCACATATAGTCTTAATATTAAACAAAGGTATGTCACATTTACTAGCATCAAAGTCTGGTGTAGCTTCCTCTATCCTTCTTTCGTATATCATTTCTTCTATTTTTCTAAATACCCCAACATACGCTATACCCTTTATAGCACCTCCACTAAAAGCAAGTTTATTAATTTCCATTTAGGTTATACTTACAATAATAATCTATAATTTTATTGTAAATCAAACGACATTCAAAAAGACCTGAACTTTAACGAGGCAGTAAGCCTCCGTGTGTGTGAACACAACCACCAACTCAGAAATTAAACTTTTTACTATATATTTCTCTTACATTAAATGATTTTTCTATCATATCTAAATCATTCATATGCATAATTAATTTATGCTCTTGATCAATACCTAAATGAATCAAAATATATTTCCATTCAATTAAGCCTCTATAATATATAAAATATCTTATCTCTTTTGTAATATCTTTTATATATATATCATTCGTATCCATTATACAACAATGATTGATTAAAGTTATATTATGTGGATGATATATTTTACATGCATCGTTAAAATTATAGAGATTATCTTCAATAGCCTTAAATTTATAATACTTATTATTATATTTATACCAATATTCATATACCGAATAATCCATATTAGATGTAATATGATTATAGGTTTTACTATAAATATATTTAGGCAGTATCATTATGCATTTTTTAGACATATACAGATAAAGTTGTATACATACTATTAATAATCTATATAAACTTACTTTTATATATCCTAATAATATATTAGATATCATGATTTAAACATAATATACTATTAATTTTAAATAAATATAAATATATATATAATATGGATTTCTCACAATTTTTAGTTCAAAATCCTGGCATGATGTTACCAAAAACTAACACTCCAAAGCAGAACTGCTCCTCAACTGCGTTGCCAGAAGGTAAAGAACAAATAAAAAAGGAAAAAGATACAAAGCCTAAAGAGCAAAAACAACCAATTAAAAAATTAAAGGACAATACCTTTCATGTAAAATTAAAAAATATTATAGAAGAGGAACCTCCAATGGAACTTCAATATCAAGAATTTAAAAGAGGTGATTTTGTTACTATTCAACGATTAGAAAATAGTGATTTAAATATTTATAAAGGATATTTTGGTCAAATTAAAGAATATAGACAAATTAGTAATTCAGCGTATGTTATACTAGAGGCAATGAATTATCCAATACCAATTAACTTTCCAGTGGGGCATTTAGTTCACAGAACAAAATTTTTCGCAATTTTACAGGACTAATTGTGCTTGAATTATAAAAAAATTTTTTATTGCCTTATACTATATATGAGTATAAATTTACCAAAAGGAATAGATTATAGTAAATATTATGGAAATTCTGGCGCAGATACACACTCGTGGGGACCAGCTGCATGGAAATTCTTATTTACTAGCATCATGGGACGTTATCCAATTAAAATTAATACAAATAATAGTGAACATATAATTATTAAAAATAGTTTTAAAAATATGTTTACTGGTCTTCAAATAGTCATGCCATGCATCTATTGTAGAGATTCTTTTAAAAAATTTTTACTTGATCTCCCTATTGAACCATACCTCATTGGTAGAATTGAACTAATGTATTGGTTATATTTAATGAAAGACAAGGTAAATAACAAACTCATAGGTCAAGAAAGAAAATGTTATACAGACGAAAAGCGTAAACTTAAGGCATTATTTTATACTGGAGGTATTACAGAAGATGAATATTATAAACGTATCAAGGCATTCAAAAAAGAAACATTTCATACTATCACGTCACCCCCATTTAAAGAAGTATTAGACCAATATGAAAGTCTACGAGCAATATGCTCGGATAAAGCAAAAACATGCGCTTTACCTAAAAAATAATTTATAAATTATATTTAATTCATTCGCATTTGTCATTGTCAAATTCATTTAACACATATCTAATTTTACACATGTTTAACGCATTTATATTATTTAATTCTTCTGCTTTTTTATTATAAGATTTTGCTGCATCTATTTCATCTACAAAAGTTCCACAATCAATTCTTTTACCATTATGTTTGATATATGCTCTAAATTTATTAGAATCATTTCTAACAGATACACCTACAAATCTACTATATTTTTTAATTTTAGATATTTCTAATTCATGTATATGATTCTTTTCATTAGTTACAAAGTTAGAAATATCATTAAGTTTATATTTAGTATCAACATGATTATTAAAATACAGGGCTTGTTCATTATAGACTTTGGCACATTCTATATCACTTGTATTTTTTAATAATTTATAACTCTTTTTTTTATATTGGATACTTGCTTCAAAAATTTGTTTAGATTTTATAAAATATACTCCATTATAATTCGATGATTTATTTTCTAATTTCACTTTATTGATTTCTTCAGGTATATTCCTGGGATTCTGTACATAATTTCCAACATTGTTTAATTGATAATTTGAATTACCAGTTGTATTAAGATAACTCGCATAATCATTATAAACAATTGCTGCTTCTAATTCTGTAGAATAATATCCTAAAAATAAGGTATCATTATTTTTTGTTAATCTCGACGTCCATTTATTTTGTTGAATAGACCATGAAACACCATTGTAATTGCTTAATTTATCTTTTTTACTTAGGAAATTATTATTTGTAAATTTTACAGATTTTTCAAAATTAATATCTTCTTCTTTAATATCTTGTAAATTATTTGGAATAGTAAGTGAGTAATCTCTAAAAGAATTGTAATCTATAAAATCATATTTATCTGTATATAAAATACTATTTTTAATTGTATAAATAGCATAATTTAATTCAGTCTCATTACATAAATAAAACCACTCATTGCGTTTTTTTATTCGAAATGGCTCTAATAATGTATGAATTATTTTTTCAGCATATCTCATATTTTTTGATTTAAACATATCAACCATTTTTAATGATTTTTGACTAGAACTTATATTTAACGTAATTAAACGTCTGTCAGGATTTTCACCAAGACCAATCTTATAAGCACCTATACTAGCTGTATCTTTAATCAAATAAATATATCCAGGTTTTACACTAAAACCTTCTGTTTCAGGCTTCATAATCAATTGTTCAATCTTTTTATCTTTCTCTAACAACATTTTTTCATTCTCTTGTAATTCTATTTGATGTTGTTTTTCCTTTTCTTCCAATTGCCTCTTTAACTCTGCACTTTCATTAAATATTATATCATCTAATATATTTCCTGCCCATTTTCTAAACTTTTTAGCTATTTCTTTCTTAGAATTATATAATAAACGATATACACCTCTTGATGTTAAAAATGAAGTATCTTGTGCTACACCTCGGA